CATACTTGTCTATTTCTGTGCTGCTTGCACTAGGATAAAACCACCATACCTCACTAAACTCTGTATTAGCACCAACATGTACTTTGTTTCTTTCTTCGACATTTAAATCAAAAAATACCTTGTCTTTTACAGTACATGGCAACTGCTGTGTTTGTCCTGAATAAATATAAAATGTATCCACACCCATCCAGTAAACGTTGTCATCTATGGCTATAGCTGATGATGGACTCATTATTGTTATGTTCTTTGATAATTCTTTAATACCAAAAGTAAATGGTGGTCCTATAAACCTCATTGCGTGTAAAGTTTTATTTGTAAAAACTAATATTTGTTCTTTTGTTTCTACAGCTTGCACAAATGTAGACCCACCACCTAACCTAAGATCTCCTGCTGTGTTAGTAGTTGTTGGAAAAAAATCAACAGGATTTTCCTGTGATGAGAATCTAACTAACAACGGGTCTTGTACTCCGTCACCCTGTGTTGCTGTTGGCGTTGCACCTAATCCATCACAACCAAAAACAATAACATGCCTATCTTGGTCTGAAACAAGAACCTGTTTAGCTATTGTTGGGACACTTGTTTCTCCTGAAAATGTACTTGTAGCACTAAGTTCTATAGCTCTGTTACCAAGCCCAGTAGTTTTATCCCAGTAAAATAATCCACCATCTCTAGGATTTATTATTAGATCCTCACCAAAATTATCATGTGACCATGTTCTGATTTGCGCACCCGGTGTTGTAACCGATGCGGCATTACCCCATCCAACAAAATCATTAGCAGAATCTGCATTACCAACAGCCAATCTTACAAGGGTGTTATCTGCATGTGTTGCTGCAGTTGTGCCACTATGTCCACGAGTAACAGTCATAGTATTGTCATCAGCAGTAGCTGATACAAGCATAAGCTCTTCTTCTACAAGTATTACGTCATTAGCAGTGTTCATACCTGTCTCATCATCTACATCTACATCAGTTTCACTTGCATCTAATGCTTCATTTAATTGTGTTGCTAAAGCACCAGATGTTGTTCCACTCCACTGTCCTGCGCCCCATCCTGTGCCACCAACTGTCACATCTAACCCAACATTTAACTGATATGTGCCAACAACACTACCACCACCATTGCCTGTGTCAGATGAATTAGCTGTAACACTAGATGTTATTGTATAAGCATTAGAGCTTATTAATGATGTTATTTGAAACTCTGCATTTAATATTGTAGCTGTTATTACACCACCTAAACTAGCAGCACCAGAAAATGTAACAAAGTCATTTTCATTTGCGCCATGAGCTGGGTCTGTTACAGTAATTGTTGTAGATCCATTTGTTGCGGAAAACGTCACATCACCTGCTCCTGTTGTAGATCTAATAGGGGTTATATCACTAAATGTTTGCCCCTCTTCTATGTAATATTTTAAGTGTGTGCCAACACCCATAAAATCAGAGCCATCTAATGCTACCCAGTTATGTAATCTTCTAGCACTGCCTAAATATGTATTAGGGCTAAACTTCTCCCAGCCACCTATCTTTTCTGGAGAACCTAATCTAAATCTTATTTTATCGCCATCAACAAAACCACCTTCATTACTATAAGGTGTAATATCTGATACAATACCTGATTTAAATACTATTTTATTTAAAGGCATTATGCTGTACCTCCAGTTAATGATCCACTACCACTTGATGTAACATTACTAACACCTTGTATTGATTTACCTGATGCTCCACCAGAACTTCCGCTTGATCCATTTGTCGGTGCAGTGGCTGGAAAACTTACACTAGTGCCACTCCCATTACCGCCTGTTGATCCACTTGACCCAGCAGCACCAAACGCTCCACCAGCACCTCCTGCTCCACCAGATCCTGCATTATTAGATCCAGATCCACCACTTGAACCAGATCCAGCAGATTGATTATATCCTTGACCAACACCACCCGCTCCACCAGAGCCACCATCTTGTGTAGCTAAACAAGTACCAGAAACAGAACCACTTAAAGTGTTATAATAAAAGTTTGGCGCACTTGTTCCTTGATGTGCAGTTGTACCAAAAACAGTAAAATATGTGGTTGTCGATGCTGTAATACCTGCTGTACCGCTATTAGATACAGTGGTGCCAGAGCTTGATGTGCTTGTACTTACAGATATTTGTGGTGTTCCATATCCACTTCCATATGAAGCAGAAATAGAAGCGGATACAGTATAAACTCCAGTTGTATTAGTTTGTGCCGAAAAATAAATAGGACCTCTATTAGCACAACCACCAGAAAGACCTGTTCCTGCACCACCTAGAGAATTTAAATCAAACTGTGATGGATTTATACCTCTGCTAAACTGTCCTCCAATACCACCCCACAGTCTATCACCAACAACGCCAACACCGTCTAAATTATTTCCAGAACTACCATAAGTAGTAAACCAACTTGGAGAATTATTTTGTGGTGTAGATGTTCCACCACCACCTAAATCTGTCAAACTAGAAAAAGTAGCATTTGCTGTAAAAACACCTTTACCACCAGTGCCTCCAGCGCCACCACCTCCACCACCAGCTTTGATTGTGCCATTATTTACTAAAGTAACAGCAACACTACCATCAACTTGTAAGGCATTACCACCTGCCGCACCTGCCGCACCTCCAGCACCTTCTATGCTACCATTATTAGTTATAGTTATTGTACCTGCACCAGTGCTATCTATTTTCAATGCTGGAGCAGAAGTGCTAGTTGCACCCACAGTCTGTGATGAATTAATTACTATTTCTTTTGGATAGTTAACTGCAAAGTCATCACCAAAAACACCAACACCACTTTGATCTGTGGCAGTAGATGAATAAGTTTTTCTAAACGCTCTCTTCTGTCCGTAAAAGTCATTAATAGATATTGGACTACTATTTGCACTCGTTGGTACATCTGCTGATAGGTTTGTGGCTGTATTGTTGGAAGCATTTGCTCTGACCAAAGATCCGCCTCTGTAATAATCGTTTAACAAAATAGGGGCAGATGAACCATTATTATATTCATCTCTTATATCTGATAATGATATTGCGCCACTAGATTGTAATGTCATTATAAACTTGTTCCAAACGCTGTTACATTATTAGCTGATGTTACGGCACCGTTAGAACCTAATTTAAAAACTGTTGTGCCATTATATTTAAATAATAATTCGTTATCTCCAGTATCTAACGATATTGCCCATTTACTAGATCCAAATAAAATTGCGTTTCCATTTGTATCTAAATCACCACCTAATTGTGGTGTAGGGTCTGCAACTAAATCTGTTGGTGCAATAGATGTTACATTAGCATTAGCACCTGTGCCATCTGCAAAAAGTATTGCTGTTAATCCCGTGGCAACTGCAACTGTGCTACCACTGCCACCACCTTGTTTTACTGTGGCAGTTTGACCACTGTCATTCTTAATAAAATACCATTTTTGCTGATCGTTAGGATCTATTGTTAAATTAAAAGCTCCTGATGGAGATCCTGACAATATAATAATTTTAAACTGACCATTAGATAATGTGCCATCACTTGTTGTAAGTGTTGTGTTACCTGTAATAGTTAATGTTACAGATCCATTTAAGGCTCTATCTATTATATCAAGGTTATTGTTTGTGGTGTTACCCCAAGTACCAGCCTGTTCTCCAGAACCTATTTTTTCTATGCCAGTATTTGATGTATATGTACTTGCCATGTTTACCTCACTATTTCTGTATATGTCTCTGTGCCACTAGGCGTAATCTCTGTCCATGTTTCTGTGCCACTTGGAGTTATTTCTGTAAAAGTTTCCTCTGTTGCTGATGCATTTACTTCTATAAACATTATATCTCCAGAAGATGTTTTTGTAAAATTCAAATCTGCTGTAGCTGATGTTATGCCTATCAAGGTCCCTAAAGATGTTTGTGTAAAATCATGGCTTAAAACTATCTCTGTAATATCTAATCTATTAGCGGCAGTTGTCTGTGTGAAGTCAGCACTTATGTCAGCAGACGTAATTCCTATTAATAACCCAGTTGATGTCTGTGTAAAATCTCCACTTAAATCTGCTACACCAGCTAGTATACCAACACCTACAGATGTTTTAGATGCAACACCATTTAGCTCTGCACTAGCTGCAAGTAAGTTACCACCTACATCAGCGATGGCGGCTTCGGCGATGGCAGCATGACCAAGCACTATGAACCCTCCAACGCAGTTAACCTTTTTTGTAAATTGTTTATGTTTGTTTCTTGTGAACTTATTCTAGCCTCTAATTCTTGTATGGTTTTTACAAGTAAAGGCACTAACTTGCTTTGGTCTATACCTTGATAAACTGGGTTATCATCATCATCTACTTCATTGTGTGTTCCAGTAATTGCTTCTGGTACAACTGACTGTACTTCATGTGCTAAGAAACCATCTACTGTTGTATCTGCATCTGCTATGAAGTTAAAACGAACTGGATTAAGTTGCTTTAGCCTAGTAGTTGCATCCCAATCTGCTGTTATATTTTCTTTTAATCTGTGGTCTGAAGAAGTATTGTAGGCTGTTGCACCAGAAGATACACTTATTGAGCCAACTTGACTACCATTACGATACCATTTAGCAGGTGTACCATTTCCATTATTTATATTAACTCTTATTGCACCACTTTGATTTGTGGTAATATCAAGTTGTGCATTTTGTTGCAGTTGTATTTTTTGTTCGTCAGCTGTATTATTAGCTTGGGGCCATGTGGTTGTTCCTATAGAGCTACCAACTTGCAACCTTCCAGCAGCATCTATTCTCACACGTTCTGTTGTATCAACATAAAATTGATGCCCTAAATATCCTCTATATTCCAAATAAGTTGATGTAGTGCCACCAGCTTCTAATCTCACATTATTTGTTGCATCACCACTTCCTGCTTTAATAGTTAAAGTTCCACTGTTTGGTTGAAAAGAAACTGTATCGTTGCCACCATCAACCAATAACATATTTGCTTGATTGTTTGACTCAACACGAAAATCTAGGTCAGCTTCACCTTCTTCATTAATGACTATTCCTTCACTACCAGTCATTCTCATAAATTCTCTATTTGCACCACCATCTAAAACATTAAACTGAAGTCTACTATCTTCTGAACCATTAGAGACATCAGTTACTTGTGCTTCTATTTGAACTGCTGCTGTTTCGTTTCCTGCATCATCATCAAAAGTAAATTGAACACGACCTAGTATATCATTATCAGCTGGACTAGCACTATCTCTCTGTAATCGCAATACTGGTCCTCTATCTCCATCATCATCAGTAGATATTAATGTAAGTTGTGGGTTATTATCATCAGTAGTTATAGTTGTGCCATCATTTATAGTAGCACCTGCTCCTATAAGTCTCGCTAAATCACTTGCTCTTGTCATCCGTCATCTCTTTATCTTTTAGTAATGTTATAAGATTATTTGTGTAAACATTTTGAGAAACAGTTATTCTATCTAATTGTTTTTTTAATTTATGTGCTTCTGTCTGACATTCTTGTATTTGCTCAATGCAATATTTCTGTTCTGTTGTTAAATCAGATCCATCATATTTTTTATCGTTAATATGTATTATATTTGATTTTGTCATTACCAAGATACTCCACTTGCTGTAGTTGGTGTTTTCTTTTCTGCTATCTGATTAGCAATGTTATCTTCAATGTTCTTTACTTCATCTTCACCCAAAGCATCTTTCGCCCATTGTATGGCATTTGCTTCTTTGATGTCTTTGTATGCTATAAAATCTTTACCTAGTGTTACACCTACTGTGCCATATGATGAACCAGTATTGCCATCACTATCTGTATCACTTGCTCTCCAATGTATATTTGTTACTACATCATCTTTGCCATCAAGTTTGATTGCTCTATCCATGTTGGATATTGTCCATGTTACTGTCATTTTATTCTCCTTTTAATTTTTTCACTTCTGCTTCAAGTGCGTCTATTCTTGTAAGTGCTTCTTGTAATGTCTTTGTTAGAAGAGGTACAAGTTTAGCTTGGTCTATGCCTTGTGGATTAATTATAGTTTTACCATCTTCATCAAGTTTGTTATCTCCAACAGAAACACCATCAGGTAATTCTTCTCCACTTTTCCAAACTTCTAACGCATCTTTTTCACCACTTACTGCTTCAGGAACAATGCTTGAAACTTCGTGTGCTATAAAACCATCAATAGTTGTATTT